ACGGAATTTTTCCAATAGACGAAACCCTTTTACCCTTATTCAAACGTAGAATTGCCGGACTTATCTCACAAACAAAAATTCAAACAGAAAACCAAGAAATAGAATAAGATGAGTTTTAACAAGAGAATACTTAAGAAAGAAAACATTTTACGTAATCTCAATAATCTTTTCACCTATTTAAACTCCGATGCGGTTATCTGCACCGACGATTTTTCACGCAAAGTTTATAGGATGTATAGTGAAGGTTTTACCAAAGAAGAAATAATAAATATAATAAATAAAATGAAATGAAGATTAAATTGGAATATGTTTGGTTAGACGGATATAAACCTGAACCTAACCTAAGAAGTAAAGTTAAGATTGTTGATTATGAATCTGTTAAGAATGCGTTTCTTGATGGAAATTTTCCTATGTGGAACTTTGATGGTTCATCAACAAATCAAGCAGAAACAGGAAACTCTGATCGTTTACTAAAACCTGTTAGACATTACGCCCCACCTAATTTTTTGAATGGTAATGATCCTGTGTATGTTTTATGTGAAGTGTTGAATCCAGATGGAACACCTCACCAATCAAATAAAAGATCGGAGATCGGTGAAGGTTTTGACGACCTTTGGTTTGGTTTTGAACAAGAATATTTTATTCGTGAAGAAGTTAATGGAAACATTTTGGGTCACAAAAGAAACATTCTTAAAGGTCAAGGTGAATACTATTGTGGTGTAGGCCATAATGTTGTTGGTCGTCCATTTGTTGAAGAACATTTGAATATGTGTTTAAATTATGGAATTGATATCACAGGGACAAATGCTGAGGTTGCTTTAGGTCAATGGGAATACCAAGTGTTCTCTCAAGGTAAATTAAAAGGGGGTGACGATCTTTGGATGACAAGATACTTCTTATTCAAGATTGCCGAAAAATATGGTTACCATATTGAACTTCACCCAAAACCAATCACACACGGAGAATGGAATGGGTCAGGTCTTCACACAAACTTCTCAACAGATACGATGAGACTTGATGGTAACGAAGAATATTTCATGGCATTATTCAATGCATTTGAATCAAGACATGAAGACCACATCAAAGCTTACGGGTCAAATAATAATCTACGTTTGACTGGTGAATACGAAACTCAAGCAATTGATAAATTCAGTTGGGGTGTGTCTGATCGTGGAGCATCAATTAGAGTTCCTCAGGATACTGCAAAAGAATGGAAAGGATATGTTGAAGATCGTAGACCTGGATCAAATGCGGATCCATACAAGATTATTCGTGAAATGGTTAACTCACTATACGTTGCTCAACTTCTTTATGATACAAAAACTATGATGACCTCATTTGTTGATATGGATGGTCTCACCGGAAAATACGGAACAATGTCTGATGAAGAATTATTGAAAGAATATCGGGATGATGATGATTACGAGTTAGATAATGAAATTATGGAATCTAAAACTAATATAAAACCAGGAACACAACCTGAAAATATCAATACAAGTAATACGGGTACAATACCCGAAGCATTAAAAAACGCATTAATGAATGCTAAAAATTATTCAACCAATGGATAAAGAATGTGTATGTGGTGGAACAGGACCTTGTCAGTGTCCCACACCAAAAGTAGAACAAGTTAATCACCCCCAACATTATGGTGGAGAAAATAACCCTTACGAAGCAATCAAAGTAATTGATGCTTGGGAATTAGGTTTTAGTTTAGGAAACACAGTAAAATATATAAGTCGTGCAGGAAAAAAAGGAAAAGACAAGGAACTCGAGGATCTCAGAAAAGCCCTCTGGTACCTCGAACACCACATCAAAACAATCGAAAAAGACAGGTCTTGATACTGAGATTACAGTATTAGATGCAATTACAACACCAAACGAATTGATCCGTGAAACCCTCATTAACTTCATGTGGGGGTTTCTCGGAAATTCAATTGTTGTATTTGCGGCAAAAGAACTGGACTTTTTAGTTTTGATTAATTATATTGTTTATTACATTCTAATTTCGTATATTGTGAATAGGAAGAAATACGAAACTATGTTAGGTAAGTTTATAGTTCTTCCTGGATCTGCTGCGATTGGAGCATTTACGGGATATAAGTTAGCACAATTAATCACTAAATTAATTTAATTATGGAAAAAGAATTTAACTCAGATGATTTTCAAGGTAGATCTGAAGATCATATTAGAAGAAATAATTTTATATTTGTACTAACAACTACTGTTGTTTCATTTTTCGCAATGTGTATAACCTTATATTTTTTATTTAAAGAAATTTTTTAATTATGTCTGATATAAAATACTACAAAATTACAATCGGGGGTAAAGGTGCAGAAGTTTACCCATTTCAATTAAACACAGAACAATATGAAGCTCTACGAGATGGTGGTGTTGAACAGGATGAGTTGGACCATGATCAAATATGTGAGATCTTAGGTGTTGATACATTCTTTGATTCACCAAATGAATCTATCATGGGACCATATCCCGATGCATTCTTTGTGAGAGTTGAAGACGAGGAAGGTAATGTTGTTTATCAGAGTGATGAATTTGATAACGATAGAAGCGATTACGAAGAACAATATTGTGGTGAGGTTGCTTATCTTATCATAGAAGACTACTGTAAAGGTGAACACCTTGTTTATGACATCCCATTGGAGGAGGACTTCGACATCGAAAAATTAAGATTCAAAGTAGACGACATAGGTTGTCGTGTTGAAGTTGTAAGTGGGATCTTATACGACGAAAAAGAATACAATATATATAAATCATTTGGTGATACATCCAGTAAAGGATACTATTACCATTTAACAGCAGGAATTTAAATAATGATAGAAACAGGAAAAATTATTAACGGAGATTGTATTGAGGTGATGAAGACATTGCCTGAAGGTAGTGTTGATTTAATCGTCACGTCACCACCATACGGAGTAGGGATCGATTACGATGTTCACGAAGATGACATGGAGTTTAGAGATTACGAAGGGTTTGCCAAAGCTTGGTTGAGTGAAGCATATCGTGTAATGAAAGACGATGGTCGTATTGCTTTGAACATTCCATACGAAATTAACAGACAGAAAAAAGGTGGTCGTATCTTCTTTGTATCAGAGATGTGGCAGATCATGAAACAAATTGGATTTGGGTTCTTCGGTATTGTGGATTTGGAAGAACAATCACCACACAGAAGTAAGACTACTGCTTGGGGTTCTTGGATGAGCCCTTCGAGTCCTTACATCTATAACCCAAAAGAATGTGTTATATTAGCATACAAAAAACAACACATTAAAAAAATCAAAGGTCAACCACAATGGACTGGAGAATTAACTGAAATTGAAAACGAAGATGGTTCGAAAAGGAACAAAATGGTCACTCACCAAGGCAACTTTCTCGATGGACATACCAACCAAAGCGATCAAGATATTGTCCTACAAAAACGATGTAGTATTAGATCCATTTGCAGGATCAGGGACTAGTTTAGTTGCCGCTGAGATCTTAGATAGACGTTGGTTAGGAATTGAGTTATCACCAAATTATGCGGAAATTGCAAGAGGTAGAGTACAAGCATTCGTTGATGAAAAAACAAAAGTTAAGGTAGAAGAATAAATTTGTGTGTATTTATATCTATATAGATATTTATAGACATGGGTAATCTTGTAATCACCGAAAAACAACTTCAATTATTAGTTAATAACATTCAGGAAAGTTCCTCAAAAGGAGAACAACTGAATGAAGATACTTGGATGAACACCGCAGCTGGAGTCGTGGGTTTATTTGACCCGACAGGTATCGTAGACTTTTTAAATGGTGTTTCATACATATATCAGGGTGATTATCTCTTTGGACTTTTATCAATGATCTCTGTTTTTCCTTTCTTTGGTGATGCGATTGCTAAACCTATAATGGGTTCATTAAAAGTTGCGGGTAAAGGAGTTTCGATGGTTGATGATGCTTTAAGACTCGTTAAGGCCGGTAAATCAGCCGAAGCTGCTAAATTACTACAACAGGCAGGAACAAAATCTGATGACATTGCTAGATTGATTAGTACATCCGGTAAGTGGGGTGATAAAGTTATGGATACTGTAAATGCAATACCAGGGTCTAAAATGGCACCAAGAGCAAGAAAATTGGTTGGAGATTACGTAGACCTATTCAAAGGGGCGAAAGCTTCACAACAAACCGTAAAGATTGCAGGTAAAGTTGATGACTTGATTACTAAATTCCCAAGACTTACTAAAGCGGATCAAATTAAAAACCTTAATACGATTAGAAAAGAGTTTGCAAGTGTAAAAGGTTTTGGATCATTCAATTTAACTAACCCTGGATTCATGGGAACAATCGCTGGTGGTGTACCAAGATTTTGGGGTAACAGATCCGTTAGATCACTTATGAATAGAAGTAAGTGGTACTTAGGGTTTTTGGATTTCATAGGTCTTGGAAACTTTGTTGGGCCAGATGAACTTGACAAACAAATGGGTAAAGAAGAAGTTGAATCTAAATTACAAGAATATTCAAATACACCTGAATCAAAAAAACTTTGGGGTGATGATTTTGGAAGTGATGCATCTAAACAACCAACATCGGTAATTTCATCATTAACAGGTGGTGATAAAGGTGTGGATAACCTTTTTAGTTTCTTCTCATCAATCGCCGCTTAATTTAATCGAAGAACCTTCTTTGATGTCATACTTTTTACAAGTACCACCAGGTAGTTCTAAAACCAAATCGCCAAAACCTTTGTAACTTTCGCAAGGTGTTTCTTTACAAGGAGGACAATTGTGGTGAATTGTTTGAACCTCACCATCTTCAATAAAGATAATATCCAACGGTACTATACAGTTCTTCATCCAAAAAGAATGATTACCAAGATTCATAAAGAATAGTAGACCATCAAAGTCACCATCAAATTTTTTACCCATCATTCCTTCGGAAATGTCTTTTTCTGTGATTAGACATTTAACGTCAAAAATGTTATTATTTATAGTTAGAAACATATTTAATAAATATATGAGTAGAACTAAAAGATATGCTGGTGTGATCTATAAAGTAAGGGATAAAGTATTACTTTGTAAAAGATCTGAAACTGAGAGTAAACCTGGTTTGTGGTCTATACCTTCAGGTCATATTGAAGAGGGTGAATCACCAGGTCAAGCTGCGGTTAGAGAGTTTTTTGAAGAAACAAATATTGAGATTGGACCAAATCTTAGTTTAGTTGGTTTAATGAATATCTATAAAGATGATGAGGTGACGAAGAAAGGTTTGATGTATGTTTTTCTATTTGATGAGAATGTTGAAAAACAAAGTCCTGATCTTGAAGATGCTGAAGACGGTCACGAACATTCCGAGTGTGGATTTTTTATGTTGGAAAATTTACCAAAAGACGAAAGAAATGACCAACTCTATGAAATTTTAGAAAAAGTTTTAGGATAATTTTTTTTTTCAATCCGATTTTATTACTATATTTGTAGAAATAACAAAGACGATGAAAACTACCTATAACTTCAACATCAAAGTAATTAACGAAAAATACGGACAAATTCTTTCTGAGAATTTTGTTGATCAAACTCAATTCAAAATCTTTTTGAAAATGGTTCATGGGGCGTTGGAATTGAAAGAAGATCTGTCTTTCTTTGATGGTAATACTTTTTTGGTTCACATCCCATTTAGTTTCTTGAAGAACTCTATGGTGTTAACCTCAACTTTTGAGATCTCATTGGCGGAACAAGTAAAAAACAAACTAGAAACTTTAGTTGACTGATATGAAATGTGGTCTTGTGTTAAACAAGAACCTAAACCTCAACTACCATTAGCACCACAACCAATTATCACCGATTCTACGTTGGTTGATTCTACTCTTACAATCAAAGAAGAAACTTGGGTGATCACGAAGATCATGTATACCGATTACCACTACGAGAATCGATCCGATACATTATACTTTATTGACAAGGAGAAGTATACGTTCAATGGAGATGAAAGTTTTTACGATTTGGATTTGACTTCCACTTATTATATCCTTACATTTTATGACACGGATTGGGGACATCTTACTGGTAAAGTTTACCTAAATCAAATTGATAATGGTGAACTAGTTGGAGTGTTGTTTACTGATTATATGGACAATACCAAAAAATACAGGTTGTGGTTAAAGAGAATATAGTTTCTTTGTTCTATAAAAACAAAGTGGTGGAGTAGATGACAGATTCAATGTCGGACCAAATTAAGGTGAGAGTTTTCTCACCTTTTTTTATTTCTTAGATATTTATTATTAAAAAATTGTTTTATGAAACAAATATTCGAAATATTACAGGAAGAAAAAGATAAGATTTTGGAGATGCACGTAAATGCAACAAAAAAACAATACTTGATAGAACTTGAAGAACCTGATGATCCTGGTTTTGGAGCATCTCAAAGTGAATTAGACAAAGTTGATAACTCACAACGAGCACTTGGAACACCAGAGGAAAAAATTGAAAAAAAATCAAGTTATACAACACAGAAATGGAACCAATTTTCCTATAGCCAAGCTTCAACGTCTTTGGTTACCCGTGGAATCGCTAAAGGTGCTAAATTTGAGGTAACAAATGACCCCTTAAATTTTATATAAAAGGTGAAGAAAAAGAAGCATATGTTTCAGAAACATTATCTAAAGCGTTAGTTAAATATGTCTGTGGTTACAAAAAAGAAAAAAGTGTTAATACTCAATCAAGTGAAACACCTAAATCAAGTGGAAAAACTAAATATCTACATAAGTTAAAGGCTAGTTGGGGTGATATAATAATTCCTGCAGAATCTAGTATTGTACCTAACGAAGAAAAAAAAGGAGTTAGTATAAAAACACAAAAAGGGAATTGGGTATGGTTTAATTGTAATAAGGGTATATTTTCATTTAATAACTCCGAAGTTACACCAT